AGAACGGCCGCTGGACCCTTGAGCCTAAGGTGCCCCGTTGGGTGCCAGAGATCGTAGCCTTGGCCGCTGAAAGCGACGGGGTGACGAAAATGGCTCAGCCCCCACAATGCAAATCTGGAGCAACCCATGGTCCCCATGAAAGCCCTCGTCGGCTTCTCCCTGGCTGACGGCTCGGCAGCCGCCGGCGCCACCTTCAACGCCAAGGATGCCAAGGCCGCTGATTGCCTGGAGGCGGCAGGCGTTGCGGAGCGGGTGAAGGTCGAGAGTAAGGCCAAGACCGAATCGACAAAGGCCAGTGCGACCACTTCCGCCTCCTGACCTGTTCGAGGTCAGCGTCGCCAATATCGACCGCTTCGTCGCAGCTCACGATCTGACGGAGTGGCTGAGCGAGGCTTTCATTGACGACGGCGGGGGCCTCACGAACGAGGATCACGCGCACCTTAGGCAGGCCAGCATCGGCACGCTCTGGACGACGGCCGCTAATTCACGTCAGGGCCGCGCCGTCATCGGCCAGGCTGAGGTGGGTTCGCCTCGCGCCATGGGCCGCTGGGCAAAGGCTCGCGCCGAGCAACAGGTCAGGGAGTGGTTCGGCCATATCCCCGACTTCATCCTGACCTTCAGCGCACCCTATGCAGCGCGAGCCACAGACGCTGAGTTCTGCGCCCTCGTAGAGCATGAGCTTTACCACTGTGGCCAAGAGCGCGACGAGTGGGGCGCCCCGAAGTTCCGAAAGAGCGGATTGCCCGCCTTCACCATGCGTGGCCACGACGTCGAAGAGTTTGTCGGTGTAGTTCGCAGATATGGCGCAGATGCCTCCGGGGTCAGGGACCTTGTAGAGGCCGCGTCCCATGAGCCGTTGATAGGCAGGGCATCGATCGCACAGGCTTGCGGGACGTGCTTGCTGAGGGCGGCCTGACCTAGACGGAGCCTTGACATCGACATGGCCAAGGAACGCCTAGCCCCAGAGGTTCAGACCTACATCGTTCAGGCGCTCGCCTGCTTCGACAGCCCCAAGACGGTAGCCGACGCGGTCAAGGCCGAGTTCGGCGTCGTCATCACCCGGCAGTTGGTCGAGACCTACGACCCGAACAAGAAGGCCAGCGGCGGCCTCGCGGCGAAGTGGGTCTCGCTGTTCGAAGAGACCCGCAAGGCCTTCCTGGAAGACACCAGCAGGATCGCCATCTCGCATCGCGCGGTCCGTCTCCGGGCGCTCCAGCGGATGGCGGAGAAGGCCGAGACCATGGGCAACATCGCCCTGGCGGCTCAGTTGTTCGAACAGGCCGCGAAGGAAGCGGGTGACAGCTACACCAACCGGCGCGAGCTGACGGGTAAGAACGGGGCGCCCCTGCCTGCGGCAGCGCCAGCCGTCGTGATGTACCAGCTACCCGACAATGGACGCGGCTGAAGCCACGGTCATCCGGCCGCAGCCGGGACCGCAAGAAACCTTCCTCGGCAGCTCGGCCGACATCGCCATATACGGCGGCGCGGCAGGCGGGGGGAAAACGTGGGCGCTGCTGATGGAGCCGCTCAGGCACATCGGCAACGAGAACTTCGGCGCGGTCTTCTTCCGACGCTCGACGGTCCAGGTCCGCAACGAGGGCGGCCTTTGGGACGAGAGCGAGAAGCTCTATCCGGTCATTGGAGCCACGCCGAAAGAGCACGTCCTGAGCTGGCAGTTTCCCTCGGCGGCGACGGTCAGCTTTGCTCACCTGGAGCACGACAAGACGGTCCTGAACTGGCAGGGCTCGCAGATCCCGCTGATCTGCTTCGACGAACTGACGCACTTCAGCCAGAAGCAGTTCTGGTACATGGTCAGCCGAAACCGCTCGATGTGCGGTGTTCGGCCCTACATCCGGGCGACCTGCAACCCCGACGCGGATAGTTGGGTCGCTGAGTTCATCTCGTGGTGGATCGACCAGGAAACGGGGCTTCCTATCGCAGAGCGCGCCGGGAAGGTGCGTTGGTTTGTCCGCATCAACGACGCGCTGATCTGGGCAGATGATCCGGTTGAGCTGGAAGAGAAGCATCCGGGCATTCCGCCCAAGTCGGCCACTTTCATTCCGGCCAAGCTGACGGACAATGCGGCCCTGATGGCTGCCGACCCCGGCTACATGGCCAACTTGCTGGCCCTGCCCAAGGTCGAGCGGGAGCGCCTGCTTGGCGGCAACTGGAAGATCAGGGCGGCGGCGGGTCTGCTGTTCAAGCGGTCGTGGGTGACCGTGGTGGATGCGGCTCCAACCGATCTGCGGATCGTTCGGGGCTGGGACCTGGCCGGAACGCCCAAGGTGGACGGCAACGACCCCGACTGGACGGCTGGCACGAAGATCGGTCAGTCCCGTTCAACAGGGCGCTACATCGTCCTGCACCACGTCAGGGAGCGGGACACGCCGCACAAGATCGAGGCGCTCATCTCGAACACCGCCTCGCAGGACGGGCGAGATGTCGAGATCAGCCTTCCGCAGGACCCCGGCCAGGCGGGCAAGGCCCAGGTCGCGACACTGATCAAGATGCTGTCGAGCTACACAGCCCGCGCCACGCCAGAGACCGGCGACAAAGAAACCCGCTTCGGCCCGTTCTCGGCGCAGTGCGAAGCCGGAAACGTCGACGTTCTCCGCGGCCCCTGGAACGAGGAATGGTTCATGGAACTGGAAGCCTTCCCGGATGCCGCGCACGATGACGATGCGGACAGCACGGCTCGGGCCTTCAATACGCTGTCGCTGGCGCCGCCGCCAGCCCGCAAGGTGAAGGTCAGCTTCTGATGGCGGTGAACGAGCGCGATCCTGCCTGGGCTGTCCATGCCGACGCCCGGAAGAAGGTCCACGACCTCCTGAGCGGTCGAGAGGATGCGCTGGGCTATGTCCGCGCGCTGCCGGGTCATGATGAGGCCACGGCGCAGCGGTTCCGAGAGGGGGCCTACTACCTGCCGGTCACGGCCCGCACAGCCGAGGCTTTCAGCGGCTTGGTCTTCGGCAAGACCCCGACGCGTTCGAACCTCGACGCTCTGGACGCCTATCTCGGCGACGTGACCGGCTCCGGCCAGGACATCGACCGCTTCGCCGAGCAGGGCTTCGACGGCATCCTGTCGACCGGCGCCGTCATGGTCCTGGTGGACTATCCCGACGCGCTGGCTGGGGCGACCAAAGCCGACGCCGAGGCCGAGGGTGTTAGGCCCACGCTGAAGCTCTACGACGCCACAGCGATCCTCGCTGCCCGCGTGCAGAAGGTGGGCGCGGCGCTGAAGCTCTCGCATATCCGGGTCGCCGAGCAGGTCGAAGAAAGGGACGAAGCTGACGAGTTCAAGCTGACGCAAGTCGGTCAGGCCCGTGTCCTGGATCTGGATGAGGCTGGCTTCTACCGGCAGCGCATCTTCCGTCAGATCAAGGGCCAATGGGCGCAGTTCGGTGAGACGGTCGAGCCCAAGCGCCAGAACGCCCGGCTGAACGTCATCCCGGCTTTCTTCAGCAACCCGCGTGACGGCGAGCCCAGCCCGGCCCGCCCGCCGCTGG